CAGTCTTGTGATTCTCTCTTGACCTTTTTTCTATTATTGGGCTATCAAGAGCATCAATAACCCATTGAATAGAATCAAGTTTTCTTTTTTTGTTTTTCGGCAATGATTCCACCTAGTAGTAATAAATAGTTTCGTGCATCCTGTATCCTGCCCATTATAGGTTCTTCTGATATTTCTGTTCCATTAAGTACATAGTTTCTAATAGAATCCATATGCTTTAATAAATAAATCAAGGCTACATTTTCTGCCTCAAGATTCATTCTGTCTCCAATGCTCTTAAAGTTTTTAAACTTATCTTCATTAGATACTGTGTACTCTTCTCCCTTAACAAGCATAAGTCTATTTTCTTCTTCTTGCATAGACTTTGCCCATTTCATAAAATCAGGTACTTTCATTCTTCCTCTTCCATCAAATGATTATAATCTTCGACTCTTTCAATAGTTATAGTATTATGAGTAAATTCACAATTTTTACCATAATATTCTTCTGCTACAGTTACATAGACATCATCATTAATACTCCAACCTAACTCTTCTATAGTGTCCTTAGGTACATTAACCATATCTAGTGATGTACTTTTTAGCTTATAACTCATTTGTCCCTCCAATATACCCACTTATCTAAGTTAGTGTCCCACTCTCCCTTCTCCCAAAGAGTGCTGTTATAAACAACAAGTGCTATTATAAACATTAACATTATTTCTATCATATTGTACTCCTTTTTTTAATTCTTTGCCCCTTTGAACGCCAATTCATATGTCAACCTTAATACTCAATATTCCATATATTTATATCCAATCCAAACAGCCTTTCATTAGTTTATTGTTAATTAAGATCCTCAAGGGGCAGTTATTCACTTTTAAATAATATATAAAATATTGTAACTGCTATAGATAAAAAAAGCATCCCAAATGAAAACATAAAAAAACTCACTATAAATTCGTTTACATCTAATATAATCATTCCCTACTCTCCATATTGTTCAGTCATTTCATCCACACATTCATCACATACTTCATAACTACATATCGTACAAGATTTTAAATTACTGATTTCTTTTAGTACAGCCTCCACTTTATTGCTAATAGCTTTTATATTTTTCTTTAATCCAGTCTTAGATAAATCATCTATATCCATTTCTGTATTATTATATATGCTATAGACCATTGCATTTATCTTACTTAAACTCATTTGTCCTCCTAAAAATCAAATTCTGTTTGTTTTAATTTAGTAATAATCTCCTCATAATCACTATCTAAAAATTTAACCACTGTATTCTTACGCTTTTTTACTGTTTCATACCATTGGATGCCACGCTTTTCTATTGCCCACTCAACAAACTCGGCAGGAGTTTTATGGGCAGAGAATTTGGAGGAGAACACGTGACATCCAACGCAGAGACAAAAACCATTATCAATATCCCAACGGACAGACCTAATAGACCTAGAATAAAAGTGATGAGCATTTAGAGGCTTAGTCTTACTACAGTATTCACACATGCCGAACTCTTTTATTTTATCTGACCATGCCTTGTCAAGCTTTTTTGATAAGGTTTTTTTCATGGAGGATTAAAAGGGAGCTTCGCCCTCAAATGTTAAGGGCTTAACATCTTCTTCAGATTTTGGATCTTCCAATACATATAGTAACTGAGTCATATTAGCCTTTATAGTCGTTACATCAGCATCAGATAATAGTCCTTCAGAAGTTCCAAACATCTGTACAGCTAATTTAAGGCAAACTTGCCTATGTATATCGTGAATCTTACTGTTTATGTAGTTATTAGATGATGAGGTAGGTTTTGGCTTAGTACCCTCTTTTGCTACTACATTCCATGCAG